AAGCGCTCCTCGACGTCCAGCGGCGGAGCCACGATGCCGATTCCCTGCCGATCCGGTCGCAGAGCCAGCTGCTGCAGCTCGTCCTGACCGATCCGGAGTTCGCGTGGCTGCGGACGTTGTCGACGCTGATCGTGCAGCTCGACGAGCTCGTGCAGGCCGACGAGCTCGCCCTCGAAGACGATGCGCAGCCGCTCGTCGATCGAGCCACCCGGCGACATCGCCGAGCGCACGGCCAGTGCGAAGTCACCGAAGCCAGAGAAGGCCTGACGCGGGTCGTCCTCGCGCCGGTCATGGACGTTGCTGATCCGTGCCGAGGTGGCCGGGACGACGTCGCGGCTACCGGCCGCAGCGGTCTGGCGCTGCTCGTCGCGGACAACCTCGTGTCGCGCGATCGCGGCCTTGACGACCTTCAGTCGCGACTCGGCCGCGTCGAAGTCCGCCTGCTGTTCGGCGGTCAGCTCGGACGTACCAGCCGCAGCGATGATGCTCTCCATCTTCGCGACCAGGTCGGCCCGTTCCTGCAGAAGTGCCTGATACTCCATCGTGTCGTTCCTCCTGAGCACAACAAAACCGGCTCACACGAGCCGGCTGCTATCGAGTTGGACGTGACGCCTGGCTGCTGGCTATCCCTCCAGTTCGGCGCGCGCCAGCCGCGCCGCCAGTCGAGCGCGCTCCGTCGCGGATCCACGTGTCCCGGCACCACGAGATCCAGTCGAGCGACCGGCCGGCTTGCGGCCTGACAGCCTGGACAGCGTCGCGTCCAGCGTTTCGACCCGATCGGCCATCCCGAGCCGGACTGCCTCCTGTGCACCAACGACCCGGCCCTCACCGAAGCCGTTGCGGACGTCGTTCGCCTTCACGCCGCGGTGCTTCGCGACGGCCGAGACGAACATGTCGTAGTAGTCGTTGATGCGTGCCTGGATGGCGTCACGGGCTTCGTCGCTCAACGGTTCGTAGGGGTTGCCCTCGACCTTGAACTTGCCGGCCGAGATCAGCGTGTACTTCTGCCCGGTCTGCTCATGCCACCCGGACAGATCCACATGTGCCCCGAAGACGCCGATACTGCCAACCTCGCCGGATGGGGTCACGACCAGCTCGTCGGCGGCCGTCCCGATCCAGTAGGCAGCCGAGGCCGCGAGGCTGTTGGCGTGCGCGATGATCGGCTTCTGGCCGCGCGCCGCATAGATCTCCTCAGCCAGCTCGGCGACGCCGTTAACCGCACCGCCCGGCGAGTCGACCTCCAGCACGATGGCGCCGATCGACTCGTCGGCGACGAGCGCTCGGAACTCCTTCGTCAACCGCTCGGTGCTGGTCCCGCCGGACATCGCCGTCATCAGGTCGAGTCGCTGCGCGATCACCCCGTAGACCGGCAGGACCGCGATCGAGCCGGAGACGCGCCCCATCGGCTTACTGGCTGCACCGATCCGCGCCTGGATCTCCTCGGCCGAGAAGCGCACGCCGCTCGATCGCAGGTTGACCAGTTCGATGATCTGCGCCAGCTTGTCGGCGGTGATGGCCCACGGCGTCGACGCGATCGCGTGCCGGATGTGGGGGAACGCGGTCGCGTCGATGGCCTTGAAGGTCTCCGCGTCGTTGATCTCAGGCTCCATTCTCGGAGGCCTCCTCACGTTCCGGCTCGCCCGCCGGTGTCATGTTCATCGGCTTGAGCAGCTCGTCACCGCCCTCGATCGGGTTCATGTTCTCCTTGCCGCGCGCCTCATTCGCCGTCATGATCGGCCCCTGGACCGCCTTCGCGTACGCCTCGTAACGCGTCTTGGTGTCGCCGCGCAGCAGGGCATCGAAGAGGACCTCGGCGTAGTAGCGCTTGCGCTCCTCCGGCCGGATCAGTTTGGTGAGGATCAGCAGCTCCAGCCGCCGTGCCCACGGCAGCAGCGTGTCGGTGACGTGCTCCAGCGACTGATGCTCGATGTTCGAGAACGTGGCCCGCTCCAGGTCGCCGATCTTGTGCGGCTTGACCCCGAACCAGGACGCGATCTCGCTGCGCTGGAACTTGCGCGTCTCCAGGAACTGCGCGTCCTCGCTCGTCATCCCGACCTGTTCCCAGCTCAACCCCTCTTCCAGGAAGAGCGTCTTGCCGGCGTTGGACGCGCCGCGGTGCTCATCCTCGATCTGTGCGATCAAGCGCTCCTGCGCCTGTTTGGAGAGGTTCGAGGGATGCTTCAAAACGCCGCTCGGTCGCGCGCCGTTGGCGAACAGCTTCGAGCCGTAGCGCTCGGTCGCCCGCGCCAGACCGAGCGAGTTGCGCGCCTGCGTCACGATCGACATGCCGACCAGCCCGTCGTTGGACCGACCACGCAGGTGGAACATCTCATCCTGCAGCAGGATTCGCTTCGAGCCGTCCTGTTCGAGGACCTCGTAGATGATCGAGTAGTTGCGGCCCCACTTCGGTGTAACCCGCGTCGGGTGGATCGGAATGAGCTGATCGACCGCGCCACGCCGGCCGGGGATGATCTCCGAATAGCCGTTGCCTCGCAGCACCGCATGACCCAGCATCATCTCGACCCATTCGAGGATCGTCTGAAACGAGTTGGGCTGGACGTGCAGGAGGTCATAGAGCGGGTGATTGGCTGCCCGGTCCTTGCCACCGCCGTCGAGTCGCTCATAGAGGATGATCGGCATACTGGCGAGCCCGGTCGCGATCACGCCGGTGCAAGCCCAGACCGTCGAGATCTCCATCGATGAGTCGGCCGTAACGGCGATCCCCGCGTCCGACTGGCTACCCGCCGAGGCCCACCAGCGCTGGTCATTGGCGTCGCGGATCGCATCCTGTGTCGACGCCATCATTCGCTGAAAGAACCCCATTACTGCCGGCCCTTCGTCGGCCAACTCCCGCGCGTGCCGTAGCCGAGCAGCAGTGTGCCAATCACGATCAGTGAGGCAGCCGGTAGTAGCATCCAGAGGCCAGTCGCCAGGAGCGTCATCCCGCTCATGATCGCGACGTCGGCCAGGTCGAATGTCCGCCAGACCGCCAGGCACATGCGACCGGCGATCACTGAGACCACCAGGAACATTCGACCGGCAACGCGTCCGGCTCGCTGCATGACTCGCTTCATAGCCCGAGGAATCCCCGCTCTTCGTAGATCGACGTTGTCGACGCCGCCTGCTGGTGGACGATCAACCGCGCGATCGCCATCACGGCCGCGACGATCCCGTCGATGCGACCGCTCGACTTCTTCTTCACCGGCCGGATACTGTCGTTCGGCCCTCGCTCGATCGCGACATTCGCGGCCATCCAGCGCAGGACCGGGTTGCCACCGTGACGGAGCTTCCCGCCCCGGACCAGCGCCTCCAGCTCCTTCGACGGCTCCGAGAGGTCTTTGAAGCCCTGTCCCAGCGGCACCATCGTCGCGCCCGCGCTGCCGAGCTGCACCGCGAGCTGCGTCGCGTTCCAGGTGTCGTACGGAATCTCGACGACGTCGTACTCCTGGCTGAAGGCCTCGATCTCTTCCCGGACGGCGTCATAGTCTGTCACGTTGCCGAGCGTCGCAGTGATGTAGCCCGCCTCGATCCACTCGCGATAGGGGACACCGTCCCGCTTCGCCTTCAGATCGAGGTCGTCCTCCGGCATCCAGAACCGGCAGACCAGTTGCACGCTGCCATCGTCGCCAGGGAAGACGGCCACGAACGCCGACAAGTCCGATGTCCGCGACAGGTCCAGCCCGGCAAAGCAGCTCATGCCCTGCAGAGCCTCGATGTCGACTGGTTCGCTGCAGGCGTCCCACTGGTCCATATCGAGCCAGCGTTCGGCCTGCTCGACCCACTGGTTACAGCGCTTGCGGCGGAACTCATTCTGCTCGCGCGGGATCCGTTCGGCGCGCTGGCAAGCCCGCTCCAGGTCGGCCAGCTTGACCGAGATCCCGAGGTTCGGGTTGGCCTTGATCCAGACTGACCGGTCGTTCCAGCGATCCTTCTCGTCGATCCGGGCGACGTAGGCGAAGACCGCGTCGTCCTGTCCGATGCCGCGTAGGATGTTCTGGACATCACGGTCCAGCATCGCGCAGGCACCGGCGGCGTTGTAGCCGGCCGTCGTCGTGTAGACCATCATCGGCTGACGACGGGCGCCGGTCCCGGACTCCAGCACGTCGGCCAGCTCACCGGTTGGGTGCGCGTGGTACTCGTCGATGATCGCGCCATGCGGGTTAAGCCCGTCGAGCGTCTCCGGCTCATTGGCCTTCGGCTCGAACTTCTGAGCCGTCGACTCTCGCGACAGGTTCTTCGTGAAGGCCTGGATCCGGCTCCTGAGCGCCGGCGACTTGCGCACCATGCGCTTCGCCTCGGCCCAGCAGATCTTCGCCTGGCTCTCGGTAGTTGCCGCTGAGTAGACCTCGGCGCCCGGCTCGCCGTCGAAGAACGCTAGGTACAGCCCGATCCCGGCCGCAAGCTGGGTTTTCCCGTTCTTGCGGGCGACCGACAAATAGGCCGTCCGGAACCGCCGGTACCACTCGCCACTCTCCTGGTCGAGCATCTTCCACCCGAACAGCGAGCCGACGATGAATACCTGCCAGTCCGCCAGCTCGAATGGACGGCCGGCCCACTCGCCCTTCGAGTGCCGCAGGAACCCGAAAAAGCTCAGCGCGTGGTCAGCGGCATCGGTGTCGAACCACAGCCCGCGCTCGTGGCCCTTGAAGAGATCCTCAATGTGCCGCTCACAGGCCAGCCGGACCAGCTCGCCGGCAACGATCTGACCGCCGGCGACAGCGAGTGCGTAGCGCGTGACGGGATGATCGAACGCGTCGTCGAGCGAGCTACTGTCCGGGGACCGACCGCTGCCGTTCCCAGGCGTCGAATGGATCTCGCTCATCATCCGTCGTCGCTTTCGGCACCTGCACCCGGCCCCGCGCCGACGGCGTCATTCCGAACTGCTGCATCATCAGCGCCGTCCGCCGCCAGGCATCGGCCGCGATCGCGACTTCGGGCCGCTGCCGGACCATCGTCACTCCGGTCTTCACATTGACCGACTCATACGTCGGTCCATTCGCTGTGATCGTCTCGGACGCCGAGACATATAGCGCGTAGGCTTCGCACAGCAGTGCGAAAGAGTGGACATCGGCCGTCGTCAGCAATCCCATGTCGATCAGCGTCGGCGCGAGGTTCTCCCAAGCTGCCTGGCCCGCCTGGCTCAGCCAGTTTGGGTAGGAGATCGTCCCCTCCGGCGGCACCGGCTCCGCATCGTTGCGACGATCCGACCGGTCGGTCCCATGCAGCCGCTTCAACTCCGTCGGCTTCGGAGGACGTCCGGCTGGCATGATTCACACCCGTTCGTTGGCGCTTGGGGTCAGTTATCATCGGCGTAGCAATCAGGAGGAGTTAGAAGTGCCAGACATCAAGCTGGAATCAACCATCACCTGCCCCTTCTGTGGATTCTCCAAGACGGAGGAGATGCCTGAGGCGAGCTGAGTGGTGTTCTATACGTGTCTTCAGTGTGGAGAACGGTTGCGACCCCTTGATCACGACTGCTGTGTCTTCTGTTCCTTCGGATCAGAGCACTGCCCCGGCATGCAACGCGCGTCCACGTCAGTCGAGCCACCAACGTAGCCCGAGCCAACCTGACACTTTTTCCTCCTGAATTTTGACGGCGTGTAAAGAAGGCTGGGCGGCGGTCTACGGGGGCCTCAGATTACAGAAATCGCGACCCGCCCCGCCCTCGTCGACCTCGCCGGCCGTCGCTCGGTCAAAACTTGCGCGAACCGTCCCGCGCCGTCTTCTTACCGTGACACGAGCGACATA